TGTGGAGGAGAGTCTGGTCCCTTCCACAGGCCCTGGAGTGGGAGCGGATGCGCTGCGAGGACATCGTAGGGCTCTACGTCAGGGCATTCATCGCGGCCGCCCAGAGACCTACGGACTTCAAGCTTCTGGCCGAGGTTCGACAGCTGGACTCCAAGGTCGGCCTGAGCCCACGAGCCATGCGTGACCTAAGGTGGGAGACCGACTCCGCCCCGGAAGAGACCGAGTCTGAGGTGAACGAGAACGGCTCAGATGGGCGCGTTCGCGCCTATATCCCGGTCGAGGAGAAGCCCTGACCTGGAAGCCACGTGTTGAAGGTGAAGTTCCGACGCTCGGCTGGGCTGCGATAGACTGGATCGAGTCGCACTGCGTAGTACCGGACGGCATCTTCGAAGGGCAGCCTTTCCGCCTGACGAACAAAGATGGGTCTCTCACCTACCAGGGAAAGTTCCTGCTAGGTTTTTACGAGATCAAACCTAACGCAGTCCGCAACCTCGAGAAGCCTTCCCGAGCCCTGAAGTACGATCGCGGAGGCCAGCTCGTCGCTCCGCAGAAGGCCGGCAAGGGTCCGCTCAGCGCAGCGGTGATCCTCTTCGAGGCCTACGGGAACCCTCTGTTCGACGGCTGGGACGCACAAGGACAGCCCGTCGGACGCCCCTGGCCCACTCCCTGGATCCAAGTAACCGCCATCAGCGAGGACCAGACCGCTAACATCTGGCGTGCCCTGATCCCCATGATCCAGCTGGGGGAGCTGGCGCATGAGATCCCGGACACGGGAGAGACACGGATCAACCTACCAGCCGGCGGACGCATCGAGCCGGTCACCGCCTCCGCTCGTAGCCGCCTGGGACAGAGGATCACCTTCACTGCCCAAGACGAGGCTCACGACTGGGACAAGCGCAACGGTGGGCGAAAACTCGCTGACACCCAACGACGTAACCTGGCCGGTACCGGTGGACGCTTCATGGAGACAGGCAACGCCTGGGATCCTGCTCAAGACTCGGTTGCACAGATAACATGGGAGCGTGAGACCGGAGTATTCAAGCTCATGCTGCATGGTGGACCCGGTTCAGTCAGAAACATGCGCGAGCGGATGAAGGTCTTGCGTCAGGTCTACGACGGTGCTCCGTGGGTCGATGTCGACAGAATCTCAAGTGAGATCGACAATCTGATCGAACGCGGCGAGTACGCACAGGCCGAGCGCTTCTTCATGAACCGCATCGTTGCAGGTGAAGACCGCGCGTTCGATATCAAGCGGTGGAGAGAGCAAGCCCGTCCTGGCACACTCGTGCCTGACGCCTCTATGATCACCATAGGCATCGACGGGGCCCGCTATCGTGACGCCATCGCCATCATCGCGACCGAGATCTCTAGTGGGTACCAGTGGCCGCTAGGAATCTGGGAGAGACCCCCGAACTCCCCAGATGACTACGAGCATCCTCTCGAAGAGGTCGACGGAGTCATGATCGACGCGTTCAACCGATTCAATGTGTGGCGCGTGTACGTCGACCCGGGCTCGCAGGTCGCTAACATCGGTGCGCTGATGGAGAAGTGGCAGGGGCGATGGGGTGGGAAGAAGGTCGTCGAGTGGTTGATGACCCGTCCGAAGCCGACCGCCTACATGATCAGGAGCTTCGTGTCTGCAGTGATCACCGGAGATGTCACACACTCCGGAGACGAGACCTTCACGCAGCACATCAGGAACGCACGACGGAGAGAGACCACCGTCTACGACGAGGATGGGCGGATCATGCACATCCTCTCCAAGGAGTCACCGGCCTCTCCGGCTAAGATCGACGCCGCATCTGCGGCGTGCCTGAGCTGGGAGGCTCGTGGAGATGCAATCGCAGCGGGAGCTGGCACAACCGGAGGTTATGATGATGTTCAAGAGATGTGCGGCCGCGAAGGCTGCGGCCACATACGGAGGCATCACGTGACGGGTGGGTGCCGTGTCCCGCCTCAAGGACACTGCGCGGAGTTCGTCGAGAGCGAAGAGGCGGCCTGATCTGTGAGAAATCCCTTCCGTAGGAAGTCTGCGCGACTCACGCCCGACGGGCTGAGGATCACTGAGTTTCCTGCCCCCGTACAGAATCTTCTACGCCTGTACGGGTCTGGAACTACGTATGGAGCTCTGTATGCGCGCCAGCCTAACGTGAGGACGGTCGTCGACGCGATCGCCCGAGAGGTTGCCGACCTCGAGAGCCCTAAGATGTACGAGAAGATACCGAGATCAGCGGATCTTCCTTCGGATCGCGTGGAGATCCCCGATCACGACATGGCGGCCCTGCTCTGTGAGCCCGACCCCACGACTGACCCGTACATCTTCTGGTTCAGCGTCGCTGCTGACATAGAGATCTACGACAGGGCGATCCTCCTAAAGGTGAGATCTGGTACTGAAGGTCCACCGGACGCGCTCGTTCGCATCCCGCCGTCTAATCTCATGCCGCACCGTGACCAGCCGTGGGGCCCTATCATCTACTGGCAGGACGCTCAGGGCAAGAGGTATGACCCCAAGAACTTGATGGTCTTCTGGGGATATGACCCCCAGCAGAACCACGCCTCGATCTCGTCGATGGAGACTCTGAGACTCCTACTCTCCGACGAAGATGAAGCCCAGCGTACGCACAGGGCTATGTGGGCGCAGTCTCTACGCAAGGACGGCGTGATCCAGCAGCACGTAGACTCCTCTAAGATGTCAGACCCGGCTCGCCAGTCTTTCTTGATCGACGTGGCTGACTCTCTGGCCGGCACAGCCGGAACAGGGTTCCCACTGATGCTTGAGCCTGGAATGCAGTGGGTGGACTCTTCTTGGTCACCGAAGGAGATGGAGTACATCGGGGCGCGTAAGCTCAACCGTGTCGAGGTCGCAGCTGCGTTCCATGTCTCTCCCAACTTTGTTGCCGCCGACGGGCCGCCAGACCAGGACGCGCTGAACCACTTCTATCGTACGGGACTTCCGCCGAGACTGCGAAGGATCGAGAGTACGGTTCGGTCACAGCTACTTCCCGACTTCATCATGTCTAGGAACTTGCGAAAGCTGTACTACGTCGAGTTCAACCTGGACCGCAAGCTTCGTGGGTCGTTCGAGGAGCAGATGGCTATCCTGGCTACCTCTGCGGGTGGTCCGATCGTCACGGTTAACGAAGCTCGTGCTCGTCTGAACCTTCCTCCGATCGAGGGTGGAGATCTCATCTTCGTGCCGCTCAACTCGATCCGCGCTGGCGGACCTCAGGGGGCTCCTGGAGCTCCGGTGCAGACCCCTGCTACCCCCGCCGGGAACATCGAGCCAACCGGCACGACTCCCGGGGGCGGATCTACGCAGCAGACGTCCGCCTCGGCAGCAGACAAGGACGTGTACATCATGGGACTCAAGGCTCCTCAGGTCGTAGAGGCCTTGCTGAGCCCAGATGCTACGTCCGTAGAAGAGCTCGTGAGGGACTTTGATGCTAAGAGGGCTAGTTCAGATCGAGTGAACTCGCAGCTCGCCTTTGTCCGCGAGCAGAGAGTGCGGTACGAGCTGTTGGCGAACGACGCCATGTTGAAGTTCCTGAAGCGTCAGAAGGAAGCCCTCTCCGATGGCGACGGGTTCAAGACGATGCGCAGGTCCCGTTGGGACAAGGAGCTCGCTGACGAGATCTTCGGTGTGATGTATCTAGCCGCTACGACTACCGGTGAGGGTGTCTCCTCTGGACTAGGATGGGAGTTCTCAGACGGACTGCCCATGACGGTCATCAAGAACTTCTCCGACGAGCTCGCGAAGAGTTTCAATAACACGACCGAGATAGACCCCGCTAACGCGTTCGAAGACGGTCGAGCCCTCAGCCTTGCGACGCAGATCTCTACGGCCGCCATCGGCTGGGCAGTCTCCGAGGTGGCGGATCAGGCTGTCGAGAGAGGCAAAGATGCCGCATCGACCTGGCACACCACCTCGAAGGACGCTCACCAGGAGATGGACGGTCGTACCGTGACCGCAGGGCTCTCGTTCAAGAGCGGTCTGGCCTATCCTGGAGACCCGCTGTCTAATGAAGAGGCGACTTGCACATGCGTGATCACGGTGAGCTGTGAGTAAGATGTCAGCTTTTCTACAGCCGTTCCGTCTTCGCCGGTTGACTCCGGAGGAGAAGAGAGTACGCGACGCGCAGAAGCGCGGACTCCGAACGAAGCGTTCCGTATTCACCTTCACAGTCCGGAAGGACGATGACCGATGAGCAGAACTAAGTACCTCGCCCTGATGGTGAAGAAGAGTCCGACTGACGGGTCCGGTAAGTTCACGGCTGTCGTATCTACCTTCGGAGGTGACCCGGACGCGGACGGAGACGTGATCGCTCCCGGTGCGTATGACAAGACCATCGATGAGTGGAAGGCGAAGGGCGACTGGCCTACCGTCTGGTACATGCACGGCTACGACGACCCGCTGAACGCCATCGGTAAGCTTGAAGATATTCGTATCGAAGACGATGAGCTGGTCGTAGACGGGCAGCTCGACTTGAACAACGAGCGCGCCGTTAAGGTCTACGAGGCCATGCTCACAGGGAAGCTCAACGAGTTCTCCATCGGATACGCGATCCGCGACGAGGAGCTCGTTAAGGACGCCGCCGGCCACCCGAACTACTACCTGATCAAAGACCTAGAGCTTTTGGAGATCAGCATCGTGTTCGCAGGTGCCAACCGCCACACCAGGCTCATCTCGATCAAGGCGATCGAGGCGATGCTGGACGCCGGCGAGTTCGACATGGCGAGAATCGCCGCGGACGAGCCGACGGCTAGAGTCAAGAGACAGCTAGAGATCCTCAACTACGACTACGTTCCGGTCGATGTGTTCATGGCCTTGGACAAGTCGATCGAGAAGGAACTGCACATCGAGAAGATCAGCATCAAGCCCTGGCACGTAGTGAACGAGGGCGACCAGTACTGCGTGGTTGCGGACTCGGACGGGTCTACCGTCGCGTGCCATGACACGCTCGAAGAGGCCGAGGCCCAGGTCCGCGCGCTGTATGCGGCCGAGGCGGACAAGGAGAAGGCCGTGGATGAGAACGTAACAGTAGACGATACCGCTACGACGACCGAAGAGACGACCGAAGAGACGACCGAAGAGAAGGCTCCTGAGTCTTTGATGGAGGCGATCGACGGGCTGAAGAAGGTCGTAGAAGAGCTTGTGGCTCTTCATCC